ATTTCTGTAGAAAGAATGTTTGCTAGTTCTTGTTCAGCATCCAAACCATGGACTGCTTTCAAGTCTTGTGCAAGTTCCATTGTGTATTCTGCTTTCAAAGCACGGCTACGTGCAGTAACAGCAATCTTCTCAATAGAGAATGCCATCTCTTGGAATTGGTTACCAGAACCATCACCTAATGCTTCAGCATTGGTTGTTGGCATACCTGTACCAGATGTATATTCTGTACCTGCTGACAATGATGCTGGTGTAGCACCTGTGTGGTTAGCGGCAACTGGAGATGATCCACCTGCAACAGAAGAGAATGAAGTATTCGCTTCGTTGAACAATGCTTCAGTACCACCTTGTGTGCTGTAACGTGAACGCATTGCAAAGATCAATCCTGTTGGACCTGTCATTGGTTGAACGCCACAGATATCATAAGCAATTAGGTTAGGTGCGGCACGGCGAACCAATGAAATTAACACTGGATCATAAATGTCGATTGAACCATCGGCCGCTGTAGATGAAGATGCGCCCATTGCGTTAGCAGGTGATGCTTCAGACAACAATGAAGTTTGGTTGCGATATCCGCCAGAACCTTGTGCATCTTCACGGCAAGCACGTTCTTGATTTTCAAGAAGTTGTGCTGTTACAGCACGGCGGTGTGAGTCTCTAATTGTTCCTAGTTCGTTGTGGTCGAGAACTGGAGCCCATTTTTTAATAAGATTTTCTACGCTCATGTTTTTCTCCTTTGAGTATTATAATCTGCTGAATTTATTTATAAAAAATTACTTCTTGAGTATCTTGCTGATATTCTTGACATAGTTCTCCATAATTGGAGATAGTTGTTGTTCTTCGCTAGAATCAACAGTCGCAAATTGATCTTTTGCAGTTGTTACTGCATTGCTATCTTTTTGCTCTGAGAAATACTTCTTCTTTGTAAGATTAAGTTTTTCTTTATAGTCTTTTTCTGAAACAAACTCAATTCCTTCAGCAAGAGACTGTAATTTAGCGGATTGAACTTCAGAAAGTCCTTCTGCAACGTCAGACAAAATGGAATCCTTTTTATAGTTACCAATTGCTGAGTTTAGATTGACATTTTCTGTCACAACTTTATCTAACTCGCCTTCTAGTTCTTGTACTTTAATTGCGAGTTCTTCAACCATATCAACTTTTTCTTCTGGAATGTCGATGTAGTGTTCTGTAAACAAATTCTTAAGTCCTACCATGAAATCTTCAACGATTTCTGATTTGATACCAGACTCAATAGCGAGTTTGTTTTCTTCCATCCATTCGCTAACAACGTACTCAAGGTATTCGTCTACCTTAGAAACCATGTTTTCAGTTACAGTAGCAACTTGTTCATCCAATCTTTGTTGGAAATCTTCTTCGAGTGTCTTTACTTGTTCGTTAACGTTAGACAAAACAGCGGCTTCAAAAATTACTTTAGCATTATTTTTGAATTCTTCTGATAGTCCTTCACCTGAGAAAATAGCATCAATATCTTCTTTTACTTTTGCTTGTTTTTTCTCTTTCATCATTTTTTCTTTTTCAGTTTCGGCTGAATCTTCAGCGTCATCATCTTTCATTTCTTTAGATTTTTTCTTTTCGATGGCCGCTTTTAACGCAGGTGGAAGTTCTCCTTCCAACAATTCATCATCCTTGTTGTTTACATCAGTCATAATAGGTCTCCTTTATACGATATTTAAAATGCTTATCTATTTATAAAAAATTACAGTTTAGACAAGAAATCATTAAAAGTACGCAACATATTTTCTTCTAAATTTTTCTTAGGAGATTCTTTAATTGTTTCTTTGTACTTTGAAATTTGACCTTCTTTAATAATTCCGTTGTCCCAAACCCATTCTTTACCTTCCATGATACCTCTTACAAAAGCATCTGGTGCTGAAGGATCTGCAACAATGTCTGCGGCTGTAGCAAGATAAAAATCATCGCCAACAACTTTAACACCATCTTTTCTCTCTTCTAAGGATCCCAAACCTCTTGTAGAAACGCCCATTACTGCGCCTTCCATCATTAGATTCTTTACGATATTGCCATATGGAGTGTCCATGATTTTTGCTTTACCGATGAAGTCATTGCCTTCACGCTTTAAAGATTTAATCATATGTGATACACGTTCTAAATTGATAGTTGGACCATCTGGATGTCCCAATTCACCATAAGCACGATTCTTATTTACATATTCAGCAATGTATCTATCCGTTTCTTTTTGCAAAACATGTATCGGATACATTCTGCCATTGCGATTTTTTTGTTCCGCTTGCATGAAAACGCCTTCGATGTAGAAATGTTTTCCACCACCGATTTCGCTCTCTTCTGTAATGATATTAACTTGTTCGTTAATTTCTGTAATTAGTTTCATACGATCCCCGAATTTTGTCTTTTTCTTAGCGAAATTGCTCTACGTTTCAGTATTCTAGTCATGATCGGTTTTCTTTTTCTAGCCGCTTTGACTTGTGCAAAATGTCTTCTTCTAATCTCGCCAGAAGTCATTCTTTTCAATTGTCCGTTTTGAATTTTATAACCTGGACGCTTAGAAACAATTTTTCTACGCTGTATCTTTCCAGCACGTACACGATTGATTCTTGCGATAGATGCTTCATCAACATCTTCATCTAGACTAATAAATTCTTTAAAACTCAACATGATTATGGGCTTATACCATCATCAGTTGTTTCACGGCTAGTGTAACCAGCGGTCTTTTTACCTTCAAGGATAAGTGTGTATGCGGCATTAGCAGTAAATCCAGCAGTAGACAATAAAATGTTACCATTTGTGTTCGCTTGATTGTTTACTAGTGGTGCTTGACCGCCAGTTGTCAAGTCCCAAAAACCACTACCACTTAAAGTAGTAATAACCGTGTTTGTTCCACCTCCTATACCATTAGCCCAAGAGAGTGTTACTCTTGGAGTGAATGTTGGCGATGCACCTGGAGAAACATTCCAAAACAATTTTGTAATTGTTAATCTTGTAGTTCCGTCACCATTTGATGCAATTAATGTGTTTGCATTTACTTTAGTGACGTTTAACTCACCTGTAGCATCTGAGATGTTAGTGAGTTTAACTGCCCATGCTGATGCATGATCTTTAAGCGTTTGTGATGTTACTGTATCTGCCATTTTTATTCACCTAGTAAATTTTGTGCAAACACTAAAAGCGCATCTGCATCTTCTTCTAACTGAACCATAAAGAGTTGTTGATTCTCTTCGTTAAGATCATTATAGAGTTTGATTAGCAATTCAGAATCAACATCTTCTTTCATTTTAGACTTAATGATAGTGTGTGCTTCAACTTCGTCTTTTAATGCACCACGATCTTTTGCGGCCTTAAGCATTGCGATTCTGTCTTTGTATCCAGCAACACCAGGTTTGATATCCTTAGATGCTTTCTTTTCGGCTGCGTTTGGATTGCTAATATGCTTCATTGTTGTTTTTGATTGATGACTATCTGCTTCATCAATACCCAAAGATTCTTTAAAAGATTTTAATGACTTCTTTTTACCAGTCATCATTCTTTCTTTTTCTTCTTCATCTTTTTCGTGTTCTTTTTCCATGTGGTCTTCATTGTCATCGTGGCCTTCAGCAAACTTTTGCTTGTTGTCTAAACGATCAGCAGGACGCTTACCTTGTCCAGATTTAATCTCTTTTGGACCAACTTCTTCGGGACCAACCTTCTCAAGATCACCTGGATCTTTTATTTGTGCCAAATATGTTGTGTGAACAAATTTATGTTCACCTTTTGCTTTAGGAGCAATACCTACGATTTCGGTAATTGGTCCTAGAAAATCTTTAAAGGTCTTCATCTACATTTTCCTCTGAACTTGTATGAAATTCTTCTTCTTCAGAATTGTCTTCGATCTGTGTGTTATTCATTAGGGCGCCAGCCACTTCAACTTTTTGATTCAGTAATGCGTCATGTACTCTTGATTGTAATTCTGCACTAATAAAATTCTTAAAGTCTAAAGGCTTTGCGTCAGCCGCACTAGCAATTGCTTGTATAATATTATCCATAATAATCTCCCATGTTTGCTTTATTTATACTTTACCGGTTTTTAAGTATTGTAGTAAGGTATTCTGTAATCTCTACCCGCTATGTTAATTGATAAGAATCCTTCTGGATTTGAAGGCAAATCTGCGGATCCAAATGATGCTGTATTTGATACTGTACTTGCTGGATTGAGTCTAATTTGTCCAGCAATAATGCCCGCATCATTCTCTCCCATTTTTGTAATATTACCATCCTTGAACACAAGAACTCTATGAATATTATCAATGAATTGCGGTACACCAAAATTAACTGTCGTATTGATAGACAATGGTCTAACAACATATGCCATTCTCGGAGAAGGAATGACAAGTGTAGATTCAATTGACGGGAACGGAACATCTTTGATGTTCATGTTCAATTGATCTTCGCCAAATCCAATCGTAGATGTTAACGAATTTGGATATAAAATAAAATTAAGTTGTGGTGACCCAAATACATTTGTAGTTGTTACCGATGTTGGTAATAAATTCAATACAAATGTTGAAGTGCCAAATGACGCTGTTGTCTGTAGTGAGTTTGCAGAAATGAATTGATTCAGTTGTGCTGTACCAATTGTCAAACCTGATTCTATTGAGCCTAATGATATTGATAAGTTTAGTTTTGATGTGCCAAATGCTTCTGTAGAATTTACAGAATTAGCATTGATTATAACAGTATAGTTGAAATCGCCAAAACTTGTAGCAGATATGATTGATCTACTATCGTTAAATGAATCCGCAACTTGCGTGATAGTATTTGACGAATACGTTTGTATCGTACTTGTTTCAACGTCATATAGACTATCACGTAAAATGATCACTTGAGGCATGATTTTATTTTTTCTCTATATTAGAGAGCGAAAATTTTGCTTGCGCCGCTAGAGAATGCTACAGTAATATCACCACCGTTAGGAAGAATTGGCAAACCAGTTGCGCTATCAATATAAGCAATCAATCTAGATGTACCTTGAACACCTGTGTCTGCATATAGAATAAGTGCTTCACAATTAGCGCCTGTGACTGAAGTAAATGTTGCATCATCTGCATCAAAAACACCGCTTGTGATTGTTTTATTCGATAATGTTGCAGTTGAAATAACAGAAGAGTTTGATACATCACTACGATATTGATGTGAAGTTGAATACGTATAAACACCAGTATCAATCAATGCGATTGTAACGGTATTTGATGCCAAGTTGATTGCGGCATTCAAGAATGCCTCTTTTGCTTTTGGGTAAAGTGCGTTTGCCATATGTGACTCCTATATTTTCTTTATTTATAAAACTACTGGTGTTCCGATTTTTACAAACACTTTTGTTGCTGATAGTGAATATCCAACTTTGAGTGAGAATGTCGCACCATCAATAGTGGGGGTTGTTACGATATCGCCATTTGAACTCAAATATAAAGTCTGATCGGCAGTCCAAGTCCATGATGGGTTTGTGAGTGTTCCTAGAGTAACAGTTTCATTATTCGCATCTAGTATTCCGACAACTTTATTTGCTTGAGTTAAATCTAATGTTGACGCTAAAATTGTTTCGGAATCTGCATTAATTGCAACAACTTTGTATGCTGTCGCATTATGATTACCGAATATAATATTCAATGAATCTGTTGCGGCTCCGCCTCCTCCGCCTGTATTTGCTTGTGCGAATGCTGATTGTGCAATGCTGAGTGCTGAGTTTGCTGTAGAAAATGAACTATTAGCAATTGAACGTGCTAAGTTATCTGTACCAGCCGCACTACCAGTGTTCGCTTGAGCAAATGCGGACTGTGCAATACTGAGTGCTGTATTTGCTTGAGTATATGAATTATTAGAAGTAGAGAATGCGCTATTGGCTTGTGTGTATGCTAAGTTTGCTGTGTACCAAGCGGATGTTGATCTTGTTCTTGCTACGGTATCTATAGTGCCGCCGCCTGCGCCACCTTCAACGAATACAAACTTCTGTGATGCTTCATCATAAGACAAAACATAACCATCGGTAATGCTATCTCTATCTACGTCATCTAAGTAACGTAGATTTACTTCACCAGAACCAGTTGCTTTGTATGAATCGTTAGGACCGCTTTTAAGTATGACTGCATTAACTTTTGTTTTGAATGCGCTAACATCCTTCTGAACATTGTCAATGAACTTTTGAAACTTCTCTTCAACGGGTTTTATGTCTCCGTCTTTACCATCTTTACCTGGAAGACCTTGAACGCCTTGCGGTCCAATTTCACCTTTTGGTCCTGTTGGTCCTTGAGTTCCTTGTTGTCCGTCTTGTCCTCGTTCGCCTTTGTCACCCTTAAGACCTCGCTCACCTTGAACACCTTGCGGTCCAATTGATCCAGCGGGACCAACTGCGCCTGTTTGTCCATCTCTTCCGTCCAGACCATTTTTTCCATCTGTACCCCTATCACCTTTCTCGCCTTTGTCGCCACGCTCTCCAGCAATACCTTGTATGCCTTGTTCGCCTTGTGGTCCGACAGCGCCAGTGTCGCCCTTATCGCCTTTGTCGCCCTTAAGACCACGGGGACCTTCAAGCCCTAAGTTACCTTGTGGTCCAACTTCGCCCTTGTCGCCTTTTGGTCCGATGGGTCCAACGTCACCTGTATCGCCTTTATCACCCTTGTCTCCTTTAGAGCCAAAGAGTCCTCGTTGTCCAGGCGGTCCAGGAACTTGAACGTACTCAACTATTGTTTCTGCTGATTTTTTTTCTAAAAGAGAATATAATTCAGTCTTTAATTTGTCTATCTCTTTTTTAGTATAAGCAACAGACGTTGCTACTGAAATCGCTTCGTTAAGTTGATTAGTTAAATCATTTGACTTCTTTGTCACCTTTTGCCTCTTCAACTAATGTATCAAAAAACTTTGTCATAGATTTAGCCAACTCTTTTTGATCTGTATCATCAACAACATGAGGTTCAATTTCTTCTTTAGCAATCACAACTGGAATAGGTTGTGATGGAACAGCAAATGGACTTGGTGCAGGTGCTGGTGCAGGCATTGGTGAAATTTCATCTTCTTCATTTGCACTCTCTTCTTCAATTTGCTTATCAATTTCTTCAATGTCATCTTCAGATTGACGTAAAACATTTTTACGAATCCATGCTTTAGAGAAATATTTACCATTGTAATTATCAATGTCACTCAAAATTCCAAGACGTTCTTTCATGAGTTCTGCATCTTTTAATTCAACAAAGTGCATGTCTTTTTGGAAGTCATATGCAATTTCTTCTTTGATTTGTTGCCACTCTGCTCTAGTGCAAATGCCTTTAAGCAACAATTGAGTTTCAAGCAAACGATCAAATAAGTGTGAGAATCTTAAACGTAGACGTTGAATGAACTTAGAGAACTTCAATTCATCTCTAGTGATCTCAGATGCACGACCCAATGAGAATCCATTGTCTGCTTCTAATCTAGATGATGGAACATTCAATGCTTTGAATACTTTCTTTTGGAAGTACAATACATCTTCAATTTCACCGAGATTTTGTCCGCCTGGAAGTGTAGTGATTTCAGTACCTTTACCACCTTCTCTACGTGGTAACCAAAAGTCTTCAAGCATTGTTTGGAATCTTCTATCATCACGTATTTCACCTGTAGCGGCATCATATACAAGTTTGTTTTTGTACTTAGCCATGACTTCACGCAAGTATTGTTCTGCTTTCATCTTAGGCAGATTACCCACATCGATATAGAAAATTCTACGCTCAGGCGCACGGGAGATACGATAGATAACAGTCGCATCTTCAAGCATACGTAATTGATTGACGGGCTTGATTGCTTTGTGTAGATTAGAAATAATCATACGCCCATCTTTATCTGTGATACCCGAATGAATATAACAAACGGAATCTGGTGCAATCTTTATACCTTGATTACCATCATTACTAAAACCTTTTTCAGAATAGATGAAGTAATCATTCTCTTGCGTTGGAAGAGATACAATGTTGCTTGCTAAGTTTTGTTTAACTCTTTTGCTCTCACGTACTTTACGAATTTTACGTGGGTCAATGTAGCGAATTTCTTTTAGACCTTGGCGTGGTTGTTTCTCATCAATAATCATGTGATAGTAAAGTCTACCATCAATGTACCATCTACGGAAGATATCATAGCCTTGATTATTGAAGTCGAGTAATTTCATGACGTAATAATATTCGTCACGTATTTTTTTCTTGATTGATTCTGGTTGCTGTAGATTATCCAACATAATTTGAACTGGATAATCACCTTCATTGTCGAACACTAATGATTCGTTAACGATATCATCGATTGCACCATCACACTCAGGTTGTAATGCCATCTCACGATAACGTTTGATTAAGTCTGCATCATTACGAATTGCACCTTCTAAGTCGGTATAGATACCATAAACGCCACCGCCTGAAATAGCGACAGAACCATCATCGTTTACTGGAGGTACAAATGATTTTAGGTTTTCTGCACTTTCGTCATCTTTACCTATTTTAAATCCAAAAAGTTTAATTGCCATATTGTTTGTCTCTCTTAAAAAGAAATGGGGGCGTAATAGCCCCCATTTGCAGAATAACTATTACGCATGTATTTATGTATGCGTAAATTGTCTCACTTTAAACTGTAGAACGATTTGTAACTGATGGTGCAGTTGCGTCTTCTCCAGAACTACTTGTACCACCAACATCAAGATAGTGATAGTTAAATGTTACTGTGAATTCTTGAATTGCATCTGTAGTGTCATAAGACAAATCAATTGCAGATACGTCTGTTGGAAACGCTTCAAGCAATGCGTATTTTCTACTGATAGAACCATCGCTTCTATAGTGATCGATGCTAACTGTAGTACGATAACTGCTTTCATCTCCAACTGCGGCACCAGTGTTTGGACGAATTACGTCTGTTCCATCTGGATTGTTTATATATGCAAGCCAATTATCAAATACTTTACGCATACCTTGATTTTGGTCATTGATAACTGTAACAGTCCATTCACCGTATGTTCTATCGCCAGGAAGTTTAATTCTTCTTCCACGGAATGGAACTTCAATCACACCAATTGTATATGATGGAATTGCGGCCGATCTGCATAGAAGTGAGAAGTTACCACCAGCGGCTAACAAACCTTCTGGATCAGAAATATCAGTTGGTGCTGTAAGATTGATCTTGAATAAGTTTGGTCTTGCACCAGACGCTAGTGTTGATCTGAATCTATTAATGTTGAAAAAATCATTTGCCATTTTTTAGTCCTTAATTAGTTGTGATACCAACACCAGTTTCAGCACCTAGTGTAAAGTAATCATAAGACCAAGTAACAGTAAACTCTTCAACTGTATCTGTAGAATCGTATGAAAGATCAATAGTACTGATATCTGAAGGCCATGCGTTATACAATGTATATGCATAGATTTCAGTTCCGCTATAATCGAATTGTCTAACAATGATTGTTTGGAATTCAGTATTCTCTGCACCTGGAGAAGTTTTTGCCTGTTCCGATTCGTAATCCGTAACACCATATTGGATTTGTAATTCTTCAAGTGCTTGACGAATTTTTTGATTAGTATCGTTTAATACTGTTGTAGTCCACTCTGGGAATGTTCTGTCGCCAGCGATTTTAAATCTTCTACCAGCCATGAAAGGCACTTCAACTAGACCTAGTGTTGAACTAGGTAGTTGAGCGCCTTTGCATAGATACGTCCAATTTTGAATCTGCTGAGCCGCTTCTGAACCACCTAGTTGTGAAAGTTCCACTTGGAACATGTTTGATCTAGCGCCAGTTTTAATTGCCGCTGTCAACTCAGAAATTTTCGTAATTGCCATATAAATCTCCTTATTATTCTATCTATTTATGCGGCAATTTCAGTAAATGCAGTTCCACCTCTTACAGAGACAAAGTTGAGTTGTACGAAGTTAACAGAACGAACTGGTTGTACGTAAATATCGCAAACGAATTCGTTTGAATTTACTACAGATTCTGGATTGTTAGATGCGTCACAAACAACTCTAAACGCTGTAATACCACGGCGTGCTTGAACACTTCTTAAGTAAGGAACGATCAAGTTAACGAAACCGCTTCTTGTGATTGCATCGTTAGCATCGAATAGAACAGCGTCAGCGGCTTGTCCAATTGTTCTTTGCAATTCGATAAACAATCTACGAACGTTGATACGATTCAATGAAGTTGTCTTTGTTGTGAATGTCTTGTCACCAAACAAGTATGTGCCTTTACCAGTTGTTGTGATAATTGGATTAACACCAATCTTGTAAAGTGCATCACGTTCAGTTTGATTTGGATTGAAAGCCAAGCGAACTAGATTCTGAATACGACCGTTAATTGGACCCGCTGGAGATAACCATGGATCACGATTTGCATCGTTTCTTGCAAGAATACCAGCAGTATCGGCATTCAATGGTACATAAACATATGTGTCATTGAATTTGTCGTATTGATATTTCCATCCGCTATCTGCGATAACGTATGTTGAACGTGTAACTGTGTCGACCCAAGCCGCAACAGAAGTTCCTTCTGAACCAGCATTGTTAACAACGTTTGCTCTCAATGGAGAAACGCATAATACAATGTCTTTTCTTAACTCTGCAACGTCAGCAATTGTTCTATTGATTGTTGCGGCAGTCGCTTGACCAGAAAACACGATTGATGTTGGAACTTCAGACGCATTTGCTAGTGTTAAGAAACCTGTTGTACGATCACCGTCTGTAAGTGTAGTTCCATCAGAACCACCAGCAAGACTGTAACTCTTTGGAACTGTTACTGAGGTGTATGTTGTTTGCGCTAATGTATTGCCCCAATTTGTACCTGCTGAATCGTGGGCTGCCCACCAGATGTAGTTAGAGTTATTGTTGATAACGTTTTTGTAGTAGTTTGTACCACCGTTATCACCTCTAGCATCAGAACCTTTAGAAAGGTTGGCGAATTTTTCAACAACTGTGTTTGCTGTACCAGTGAATTCACTCAATCTGTCTACAACTGCAATGTGCATGCCGTCATTTGTTGCGCCTTTAGCAGTACCATAAGTTGTTGTGCCTGGAGCAATGTCAAACTCGTTATAGAATTCCCAACGGCGTGTAACTGTAGCGGCTGTTGCGCCAGTTAAGTGTGCTGTTGTCAATACAAATGAGTTTGCGTTTGTGACAGTTCTCACGTTAAGAGTACGATCACCAATTACAACTAAGTCGCCAACAGTCAATTGCGTATTTGCGGCACCTGCTGTACTACTAACTGTTGTTCCGCCAGCGGCGACAGTCCATGTACCTGTCAATGTTGATTCCCAAGCCGCAGAACTAGCACAAGTAGAAACTTTAATACCATTTCCCAAAGCACCTGGATATCTTGCAAGCCAAGGACCAACGTTGAATGATGCTGTATTTAAATATGCGTCATCGTTCTTAATTAGTTGACCTGTACCTGCTGTACCCGAACCAGTAGTTGCTTCTGCTGTAGAGTTTAGTGATGTGTTAGCAACACGCACAACATACAACGGTGAAGCATAACCTAAAAAGTTTGATGCAGTTAAAAAGTCAACAATGTTTGTTGAATTAGGTATGCCATATGCATCGATCAATTCTGATTCAGATGCAACTGATTTTGCTTTTTCAACTGGACCCCAACGAAATTGTCCAGAAGTTGCGCCAGCGATTAGTGAAACTGGCTGTGTTGAAGGAACTAAATCTTGCTCTGTGATTTTAATTCCTGGTGAGATTAGACTGATTGCCATTGAATTCTCCTTGCTTATAATGTTTGTTTTAGTCCAGTGATTTTCAATTTATTTATAAAAAGTCGGATTTATAGGTTTTTTCTTCAACCCAAACTTGCCCACTCTTATCAACCTCAAAATTATCATCTTCACCATTATTTATAAAACCAAATGGAGTAACTTCGTCCTCGATCATTTTGATTCTAGCATCATATAATTCTTTTCTTATGTTGATATTTGTTAAGTCTTTAAAGTATGAGTTTGTAGTTAACCAAGAAAACAGCACAAGTGGCATAACTAAGTCATCGTGATAGCCTTCATCCGCAGAATAACTATTTCGTTTCTCTATAAATGTTGAAATCTCTGCTATTGTATCTGAATCACATATGAGAAGTTTTTTCTCCTCAACCATAGATTTAAAGTTTGAACACCCTATTCGTTTTACTTTTTTGTCTGTGATAACTCCTAATTGCGTTTTACCTCCACCAAAACCCCCATTTACAACCTGTCCTTGAGGAGTTCTATTAACTGATATGATATTCTCATATTCATATTCTCCATAAAGAATGTCTGCAACTTGTTCTGACGAATTGATTTCAATTAGAACGTATGCTTGATTGTACTCTGTTCCAATTTTGTAAAGAACAGACGGATACAACAATGGGCTAATTTCATTGTTTCTGTATTTTCCTACTATTTTGTATGGCATTTGAGTTATGTCTATAATCTGAAATGCTGAGTAGTCGCCACCAACGCCTTTAGCGGTGTCTGCAACGATACAGTAAGCATGAGTCTTATCAGCACGTTCGTAAATGTCTAAACCATCTTTGCTGTAAATTGGCGCATCTGCTGACATTTGTGCAATAGCATCAGAAGCAATTAACGTAAGACTAGAACCCAAGAAGTTACATAGCACCTCTTGATTGAACTTTAACTCACCAAGCAATCTTCGCTGTTCAGATGCCCACTTTTCATCACGTCCAGGAATCTCCCAATACGGAATGAACAGATTAACGAATCCATTTCTATCGTTCTCTGCATCATTCCAGAACTTCCAGAAATGATTGTATCCCAATGGCGTAGAACTTAACAAAATCTTTGTTGTTTCACCAGCAGAAATCGTAGGATAAACTGAAGTAAAGAATTGTTCTGCTACATTATTCGGTATAATAGCGGCTTCGTCAACGTACAATAAGTTAACTGACTTACCACGAATACCTGATGCACTTGTTGCGGCTGTGAATACAATTGATCCATTCTCTAATGCAATATCGCCTTTGTTCCATGTGCTTACGCCTTGCTGTAGCCATGTAGGAAGATTTTCATACATGATTTGATATCGATGCAAAACCTCTCTAGCGGCAGTCGCTTTGTTTGCTAGAATTGCTACAGTTTTACTTTCTTGAAATAAAGTGTACCAGAGAATGTAAGCGGCTGAGGTTGTTGTCTTGCCTTGCTGACGTCCTTCCATGAGAATAACTTTTCGATTATCATGAATAATCTTTACTTTATTCTTTTGACAGTCGTAGAGTTTAAAAGGCTGAAGCCCGTGATCAAGTGTGACGATCTTACAATAATTTTCAATGAAGTATATTGGATCATCAGCGCATTTCAAATATTCTTCAATTTCATCTTTCGTGAAATTGAGAGGAACACCTGATGCTTTTAAATTTGAATTTCCTAAGTAGGATTTTGAACTCATCTTCTGCTAATCAATTTTTGCAATTCTGCTGTGCTTCCGACAAACAATGCGTTTGTCACATGTTGTGGTTGTTGTGTATCGTCTTTTTTACTCTTTAAGTCTTTAACTTTTTTACCTAAGTCTAGCAAATCTTTATTTGTATCTGAAAGTGTTTTAATCAACTGTCCAACAACTTCATATGCTCTTGGAGATTCACCCTCTTTTGCAAGATATATGATATTCTCCATAGCAACTTTGCCTTGTTCAATGAACAATTTTAAATTCTCTCTTGCATATTCGTAATCTGCATCAATTGATTCATCACTAGGTCTATCTGATGACATATCAGTTTGTTTAGCAACTGGAGTTATTTCTTTTACAGTAGGCAATGTTTGTTCTATGACAGTAGTTTGCATGTCAAAAATATCATTCAATTTAGTGTCAATAGGAGTTTTCATGATTCGGTTGTTGTTTTTGTAATGTCAAAGTTATAGTCACCAGTGAATGTTTGTATAGACACATCAAGATTTTCAATCTTAGAAGTAATATCTGCCCTATCAATATATTTAGATTTCTTAACTGGTCCAAATAGATAGCCTTTAACAATAAAATCTAGTTGCCAAGTTATAACTCTACGTGAATCAAAGTCTCCTTCATACGTATCATCTGAAGTTACATTCGTTAACTCAATTGGTATATCCATGTTGATTCCCAATTCAGGAATCATCTTCATTGTTACAGTCCAATCTGGTGTGAAGAATGGAACAATTTGTTCCATAATATGTGTGCCATCTTCTGCATTTTTTACGAATGCATACAATGAAAAGTTAAAGTCATATGGTACTGGCGTGTATGCAAAGTTAAAATCTGTGCCGCCTGTATCTTGTCCTAGGGTGTATTTGTGTGCGCTATTTAATTTTCTACTTGGCGCATATGACATTGACGTAAAATCGAACCCAAGTCTAGGCACCGTGATTGAAATTTCACGGTTCAATGTTGGGTCTGCAATAATTCTTGTAACAAACTTTTGCTTTGGACCATACTCAATAGGCACATTCAATGTCTGTGTTTTATTGCCATTCAAGTCATATCGTTCAACTTGAATTTCATTAAATAGATTGCCAAACATTATGACATAACGTCTTAATGTGCCGTGATAAAAATCGTGACCGAACATCATAGTTAGTAAGTCCTTGAATCCGCAAATGGATTTTGTTCTGAGAAATCTAGAATATCATCATTAATGATCTTCTGTCCGATAAATTCATTGTCTGCTTGTGCTTCAACTGCAAGAACAACATTGCCTTCGTTGACGATAAACGTTCCATCTTCAAGCAAGAACAACTCAGAGTTTTCGTCCAATAATTTGTCATTGTTTGTTGTTGAAAGACTGTATTGAGTTTCAATATTATCAATATCAGTAATTTCTGTATTGAGTTCTTCGTTAGAATATTCGTATCTATCGCAACGCATTTCGTATGTGTATAGATTACCTAACTGGAAGAAGTTTTCAATATTTTCTGTGAATTTAATTTCATACATGTATCCAAGCATTGGTATCCAAATTAAATCACCCTCTCTTGGTCTTATAATAGAATCGTAATCGTAGCCTTCTTCGGTAAGTAATATACTTCCAGTTTCATCTAAGTATGAATACCCATACTCTGTTATAAGATTTGGTTTGAGTGCTTGAGTAAAACGCTTTTGTGATACGACAAACGTAATAGACTCATCGATTTGAAGACCAAACTTTGACATAAAATCTTGTTGCCCTTGAAATCCATCATAACTCTTGATGAACATCTCTATGTCAAGTGCATCTTCAAACTTCGAATTTACATCTTCCATGTAGAGTTGATCTAGACCAGGATAATTTCTAGGAAGATAATATCCTTGAACACCATATATCTTTATGGATTCAATAATAAGGTCTTCCAGTACAGATTGCTCTCCGGCAACTCTAGTGTACTGATTGAAAAATCTATTTCGAGCCATGATTATCCAAACATATCTGTAACAGGCAAACTAAATGAAGAAATCACTTCTTGTTCTAGTTTAGTAATTTCATCGATTGCTTCATCGTAAATCTTTTGCCCGTTGAATGTTACACCACCTGGCATTGTAAGTCCTTCGAACTTTTTAAGATTGTCGCCCCATTGTCTTTTGATGAGTGCTGTTGCATAATCTTGCAACCACCAATCACCCCAAGCATCGGTGTACACCTCAGGATCAACACCTTCGTATGCTTCAATGATAATGTATTCACCGATTGTTGTTTTTTCTGCCCATGCCATGTCGATGTATAAACGATTGCCGTGACGATTATATCTTAATGCTTGTTTACCCACAAATAGTTCTTCAGCAAGCGCAACGTTTTGAAGTGCCATGAAGTATGGTGCATAGTTTGTGGTATTGAATGCATACAGATCGTTCAATGCAATTTGATATCGCATGTTGAACAGATTGTTTGTTGAATAACTGTCGCCAATGTTGAATATGTTAATCACACCATTTATTGTAGATGGAATATCAACATATTTGTTTGTAACATCTTGTTCAGTTACTTGATGTGCAATGTATGTTTTTTGAGAACCATCAAAGTGATAGTCTTGCCAGTAAACAAGTGCTTCGTCAATTCTATCTTCTACTTGAGTGTCATCTACGTTAATCTCAATGACTGGTTTGCCTAATTTACGGAGACAGTATTCTTTAAATAGTTCTCTTGATGTGGGTTTTGCCATTTCATCTCCTTTTTCATTCTATTTATAAAAAGGAGATAGTGTATTTACCACGCCCAAGAAACACAAGAGTATCTAACGCCTTTTGTGACGGGATTTACTTTGTGGGGATACAGAAAATTTGATGGAAAAATAACAACATCACCCGTATTCATTTTGATTTCGGTGTCTTCAAACAGGATCAATTCACCACCCTCGTAATCATTGTTTAAACCGGCTAAAACTGTTAAAATTGGAATGCCTTTTCGTTCACCGTCAAATAATGTATGAATATGATCGCAATGCAGACTCATGATTTGATTTTCTTTGTATCGATTCATTCTCAAATCGCTGTAACCAACCCACGATCCAAACCAAGGCATATTTAATTGTGTGGTATATTTTTTGAGTGCATCCCAAATCAAATACATCATAACAGGTTTAACTGAAAAATCAGAGTTTGATATATCCAATTCTCTATCACCATTTTGTGAAAAGGCTTCGCCAGTGTTTGGATTACTATACTGATGTTGTTGCCAATAATTATATTCTTCAGACTCTCGAACAGCGGTTTCGCATATTTCTGATCCAAATTGTTCGTCAAATTTAATGACGTAATCATTTAAATTCATTTTCATGGTAGTGTTATCCCTGCGGCCGAATCTGCATCGCCAATATTGCCTCTAAGAAATGTATTAAATGCTAAACTGACCCTATGTGTGTCGGTTTGAACATTAGGAACATAATGCGTAAGACTGGATGGAAATAATAAAATTTTTCCTGTTTGTGCCGGTAACCACCAGTCGGTAGAATTGAATGCAGTTAATTCTTTATGTTCAAGCAATAATGGCCAACGGCTTGTATTATTCGATGTAAAATATATTTTATCTTCAGATGGATGAGTATCAATATAGAGAACACCACTCAAATAACTATTGCTGTGGCTATGCGAATGATGAAATCGATCTTTTGCTGTAATATTTAACCACGATTGTGTGACATAAATTGAAGCGCCATCGACTGGACAAATGACAGTATTTAAATATTCATCAATTTTAGATTGAACGAAGTCGTGTAAATCTTTGAGTTCTGGATAATCTAAAACATTTTTGCTAATAGTACTTTCATTACCCCGATTCAATCTTGTGGGTAGATTACTCATAAAGTGGTTTTCTTCGTGTGTAAATTCTCTACCAATATGTGAAGCCATCACGGGGATTGGGAACAACCCAATCATTTCATTATCAGTTTTCATAATATTTCCAATTAATTAATATTGTGTAGTTTTCTTTTCAAGTTCTACGGCATCTCCGCTATCTAAATCGTTATATGGATTATTTCTAGATGCATAGAATTCTTCTACCGAATTCACTACATTACCATCAAGATCACGTAAAGCAAAAATACAATACCAAATGCATTTATCTGACAATGCAGTAAATTTATGTCTGTGTTCTTTTTTTATGACAATGAAAGTTGGACCAACAAATTCTTTAGGTTCAAATCCTTCAACTTCAACTAAAACTTTACCTTGCACTAAAAGTGTCACATGATCAAAATCGTGTTTATGTCCAAGAGAGTATTGACCAATAGTATTAAATGCGAATTGTTTGACCCAAATATTTCCAAAATATCCAAGATCAATGCTTCCACCAATTTCACTCATATTATTATTCCTTATAATTAAAACGGATTGTTAGGTCCAGGTTCATTCGTAAATGGATTTAAATATGCAACTGGAGTTCTCATTAATACAACGCTTTCATCTAGCACATATTCAGTTCCATTCCATAAGTATCTATTTGCTGTATCTGGAGGTGCAACTGGACATTCCCACTCACATGTTTCATTGTTTAGTATGTATCCAGTCACTGGACATGGTGCAATGAATGCATCAAGTCCCTCACTATATGTATATCCGAGTTGTGCAAAATGTTTTCTAAACTTTCTATTATAACTAGTTTGAACCCAACGTGTGTCTTCACCACGAAGTTGTTTGCAGAAAGCAATACCACGTTCTTCAGATTCATCACCATTTGCAATTGTGTGACTATGCGTAACAGAATTATCTATAACGATAACATCAATAACAACATTATTTTCATCTAATTGTGCAAAATGCGCCATTTTATTTCCTTACCAGAAGATAGTGCCTGAAGCAGTAAATGTATAATACTTGTAACCACCAGAAGTTGAAAGTGATGGACTACCTGTTGTTCCAGATGCATCAGGAGTACTTGCTAAGTATCGTAGGATAACAACACCTGAGCCACCGTTCAAACCAGTAACATTTGGATTGACTGGGTCGGAATTGTTGGTGACCGCACCACCTCCACCGCCACCTCTGTTTGCAGTTCCAGCAGACTGGCGGAATCCTGTTGGCGCTGGATTTGTTTGTGTGGCTTGCCAACCGAGTGGGTTTGCTGGCCTCACCCACAATGCGCCATTACCGCCACCGCCAGCGCCGCCGGCCGCTACCGTAGTATTTCCCAGTGAAACAGTAGGACTTGAAATTTGCAGACCGCCACCACCGCCACCAGCATAATAGTTTCCATCAAAGCCTAATCGACCTATACCACCAGCGGCGTTGTCGGCACCTATATAAGCGTTAGCCGGTCCGGTTAATGCGTTAATTCCAAAGCCTCCGGCGCCACCTCCGCCACCTCCGCCGTGTGTTCCATAGGAACCACCAGTGCCGCCAAAATTTCCTTGTAAACCGATTCTTGCCAAAGGTGTCGGTGGGCTTGGAATTTGTGGCGCTGGATAGTAAGTATAAGTATATCCAACACCTAATGGATAGAGGGCGTTTGCGCTCGCTATGTTAGGCACTAACATAGCCTCACCGCCATCAACGCCCCAATGCCACCCACCGCCTCCACCACCGCCAGATGCGCCATTGCCACCCCAACGATAACCTGTGGACACATTACCATCTCTGCCTTGGTGGGGTCTAGCGACACCGAAAGAAGTTACGTTTGCGTAGCCACCTCCGCCACCGCCACCCCAAGCAAGTACCGAGTTTGCGCCCCCTAGACCGCCATCGTTCCAAGTTGTATTTGCGCCCGATGTTGCACCGGTTGTGGAGGTAACAGTACCTCCAGCACCGATTGTGACAGTATATGTTACGCCTGAAATGACTGGGAATGCTGTGCTACCTTCGTTTGTCAGAAAGCCACCAGCACCGCCGCCGCCACCTTTGTCGCCGTTTGCTGGGCTTGGTGTTGGATATCCTATAGAACCTCCAGCGCCACCACCACCAACAACGATATATTCAAGATCAAAACCAGCAGTTGGATAAGTAAAATTACCCTTTGCTTTATTGATATCTTTTAAACTCCAAATAAATGCTGAATTAATAGCCATTAAGAAATCTCCTCGAAAGAACAAATTGCTTGAATTGTGCTATTAGTAGCCGCTTGGACTCTTAATGTATCACCTTCAAGCAAATATAAAGATTTTGAAATTGCGTCAATTGTTGCTTTGTATGGAACATCCATGCTGTTTATTAATTTGTAACTAGCAGTTGATCTTACAATGTCAACGTTTGCGTATGCAGTAGTACCAGAAGTAACATTAGTTAAGTATAATGCGTTTACTTTGTAAACTTTACCACTTGCCGCAGAATTAGTAACTAAAGTAGATATGACTGTTGTGACGTTTGCGACTGCTGTGTTACCATTAATTGTTGCGACACTTACGATATTTGGATTTGCCATGTTAATTTCCTCTTTGAATTATTTTATGTATTTATACGACAAATGTTAACCACCAAACACAATTGCCATTGCAATTGCTTTACCTGTAGTTGCGATATTCGATTGTGTAAAAGTCGTGCTACCTAGTACCAATGCAGTCTGTGCAGAAATTGTATCAACTAACAAGTTTGCGTATAGATATCCGTTAGCAGTCAGACTAATTGTTGTTGAGGGTTCAACGTTATATCCCTTAAACAATTTCCAAATACCATCAGAAGCATCTCTGAAGAAACCTGAGTGTAAGTTGCCAGAACCATCGCTGTATTGCCCGAAGAAACCAATGTCAACTGTGTTTGCAGTATTGTTATTTGCAATCTGCAACATGTTATCTTCAATGTTAACTTGAGTTGTGCTGATTGAAGAGTTGGAACCAAGAATTGTCAAGTTACCTGTAACTTGCATGTCACCACCAACGTATACGTTCTTAGCAATACCTGCGCCACCATCAACAATCAATGCACCAGATGTGATGCCTGTTGACTGTGTAGTATCAGAAATATCAACAATACCACCAACAAAAAGCGATTTAGCAACACCCGCACCACCTGAAGTGCGTAATGATCCTGTTGTACTACTTGTTGAATCTGTAGTGTCTGTGATGACAGTATTACCACTAATGTATGCATTTTTTACAATACCCACACCGCCATCTACAATCAATGCACCAGTGCTGTTAGATGTAGATTGTGTACTACCACTAATATCAACTATACCGCCAACATATAAATTCTTAGCAATACCAACACCACCAGATGCAACAACTGCACCTGTACTAATAGATGTGGATTCTGTTGTTCCTAAAAGTGTTGCAGTATTATTTACTGTAAGTGTACCCGTCAATAATGTTGTATCAAAATAGTTAATGACATTTGCGGCGTCATTGAAACTTGTTCTGAAATCATTAAACGTGTTCGATAGTTGAACTTGCGTGATTGCCATGCTTGTCTCTCTTAATTTTTATTGATTTGTAATAATAATTGTTTTATCTCACCCAAATCAGATTTAATTTGATCTATTTCAGTCCTAACAGAACTTAATTCTTGCCTATGTCTATTTATATCGGACATTTGTCTCTTTTGAATTTTGTATTTCAATAGAGAATCTACATCCGTATTTAGGATTGCTTTAGACCCGGCTTCACGTTCTGTGAAGCCTCGAACTGGATCAATGATTTTCAATTTTGACGGAATAATCATGCTAATGCCAATGCTCTCAAATCTTTAACTTTAGGTGCAGAATTTGGACTACTTGACGTAAACACAATCTTAACTGCAAAATATTTAAATCCATTAAATGTTCTGCCATCAGGTGTTGTGTAAGCAACTTGATTGTTCAATACTTTATAGAAATCTTGTCCAGTTGAAGTACCACCAAATACACTTTCAACAGTCATATTAGTGTTATTTGCAATTGTCGCAATCACACGTTCTGTTCTTGCTGTTCCTACTGCAATAGTATCACCGATCTTCAATTGTTCTAAGAACTTAGTGGAAGTACCATTGACTTGTGTGTTTGCGCTGTAAACTGCAATCGTGCCGCTTAACAATTCGGAACCACCAGTTTTTGCTACAGAAGGAACAACATAACGTTCTTCTTTAAACTCATCCGCATTTAGCGTGAAGTTTTCTGTGCCATCTAAACTCATAAGAGTATAGAACTTGTTATCAAAACTATCGGAATCATTCTCATTCAAAAGTTTGCAATAAACTTGAATGCCTGTTCCTGGTGGGCGATTCACTCTCAAGTAAACGCTTAAGTCTGATGCTTCAAATCCATCATTCAATGTAACAACTCTAGTTATATATCTAGAATCGGATGCGTATGGTCCAGAAGGATTCTCTTCATTGCGAATTGTCATGGTTTGACTTGCCGCATTTGATGTAGTGAAATTCGTAGATACAGTCATGTATACATTATTTGTAACTGATTGAATTCTACGATATTCATCACCGAAGTATGCGTATTCGCCAGCAAAAATTGTATTGGAGAAATCTGTTCCAGAACCAACAACAATGTTATTGCTTGAAGAATATGTAATAGTACCAGCAATTGCTGTGCTTAGGCTGTTATTAATGATGTTACGTGTTAAGTTGAAACCAATATTTTCATTATCAATATATGGTGTGATATATTGGTTTATCGTGCTTAACGTTGCTCTCAATGAAAGAGATTTAATTCCTTGAGTTGTTTCTGCCGTTGATGTAGAAATTTGTTTTCTAGATGGAAGAATAAGTCTCTCAAAGTTTTTAATTTCACGATATGTTGCATCAAGATTATATGATGCGTCAGCAGTTACAATTTCATATAGAATATTTGTACCTGGAAGTACTTGATCTCCAATGAAAGGATGTAATGCATCGTATGGAATTGCTGTTGATGTTCCAAGATTTGAAAGATATGCAACTTTAGCAGTTGTACCAAAGTTACAAATCTTCATTGTGAATTTAACATCAAGATTTTGTCTAGCAGACCATGTCTTATCATTTGAAGATGTGAATAGCACACCAGTATTGTATGCAGATTCAATTCTAGTATTTGTTTCGGGATTTGTAACGTCAATCGCACCAAGTTCTGCTACCCAAATTGCAAAATCTGGATCATTGTTTTCTGGTTTGATTGTAAATGCGTATTCATTTCCTGGAGACAAATAGATTGGATTTCTAAATGTAAACGTTGTTGCTAAACTTGCAGTTTCACTAACTTTAATGTTTGCGTTATTCACAAGCGCATGATCGCCAATACCAATTACTTGTGGTCCTGGATATCCATTGATCATCTCACGTATTTCCACACGCACATTTCTATTGTTGTTTGAAGATTTTGTTCTAAAGAATAAATCAATTGACGCAACATAGAAACCTTGTGGGTATGTCTCAGAGTCCACATAGAAACTCTGTGATACTGGATCCCAGTTTTGTGGTGGGGGTGGAGGTGGTACAAACTGTCTAGAAATTTCTTTTCTAGTTGATGAGACCACTTTTCTACCAACAACTTGAATGTTGTTTGTGTCGTTGAATGACACATTGAATGGGCGTGAGTTAATTGCAATCTGACTCTTAACTTGAGAGATACCAGTAGCAAAAATTGTTTTTCTTGCTGAAGTTAATGTAGTGCCTTCAGAATTTGTTGGACTATCAGTAATCAAGAATTCACGCTGGCCAACATTAAAACTGTTGGCTGGAACTCTGAACAACAAATAAATTTCATTGTTCAAAATACGGAATGCTTGTGATGAGGCACCATCTGCAATAACAGTATAATCTGTTCCTGCACCACTTATAATACCAGCATTACTAAAGTTTGCATTATTAATCTGTGCAAGTGTTTTTGTGCCAGTTAACTTAATTTGTTTACAGTTTGCTGTAACATCAATGCCATCAAAGAATGCGTATACTCTAGCCTGATCTTTCATGCCAGTTGCATTGATAATAAAATCTCTAGATCGCATGTACAATGCAACTTTAACATCAACAACTCTATCACCAGTTACAGTTTGTTTTGGTGTCGTTGATAATGAACCACCCGCAAGTTGATTGAAGACGGATTGTGTTGTTTGGAAGGCGGCAGTAGTAACTGCAAAGTTGCCTTCCATAGTTGTTTGTGAAGAACCAGCAACTTGATTCGTTTGTTGTGTTCCGCCAAGCCAATGCTCTTTTAACGGTGCAACTTCAGAATTCCATGCGGCTGTTAATGCTCTCCAATTGTCTGCATCACCAGTATCATCATAAACAATATTTTTTGTTGCATCATAGGATGTTTCTACAAAGTTATCACCGAAAGGTGTAACTTCCATATCACCAGTCCAGATGAAGTTTAATTCACCAGCAAGAAGCAATTGTTTAGATGCATAAGGTTGTGTTAAACCCGCAACTGATTCTGTTGTGTATGGTAACATGATTTTGCTACCAGTATTCAATGTTGTCGTTGATAACGTTGTATTATACGCCATGCTAATAACATTAGTATTTTCTTGCAAGCAAGTCAAATAACGTTCAGATTTATTGATAGCGGCACCCCAATCTGGGCTCAATACGTTTGATACCGCAAAGCCTGTGAATGGGTCAACAAGAATACCATTCTTGAATCTATCAATGCCGTCAGCATCTAATTCAGTTTTTTCTGTCGCTTGCTTCTCTAAAAAGTTTAGCGCAGTAAAGTATTCCAACTTATCGACACGATCATTTAACTGTCCAATATCCTTCATTGTGTATCTCTTGTTTCTCAAGAGTTTAATTCTTACATCTTTTGGTTGTGAAGGATATGGAGGAACAGTAATCTCTGCCAACTCTAGAGTGTCAGGCAATTTAGGTGGTGTCAAAGATTTTTGTGCAGATGTTGCAGATGGTACACCATCGTTAACGCCAAATGCGCCACGACTGTTGATGAAGACTTTTGAAATTCTACCTTTGTAGTAAATCAAATCTGCTTCAAAGTCTGAATTCGGTTTTGGTACGTGTAGACCGCCAGTTGGAACTTGATATGTTCCCAAATCAGCAGGATTCAAAGAAGTGTTTGCTGTTTTAATTGGTCTATAGTCAACACTATCTCTCAAAACAAATGTTTTATTTGTAATTGGAGATATGAAGTTTGGAATGTCAGCAGTATTAATTGTTGTATTAGATGTTGCTGTATCGTCAACTGGATATGAATCGACTGAACAATATCCAAGACCCTGTGTAGTGTCATGCGTAAAGTGGTCGAATACTGCAAGTAATCTACCAGTTGGAGTGTATCCTGTATCTGGTGTGATTGTAGCATGTTCATATGCATAGTCACGTTGACCATTGTCTAGCGTGTAATATGCAGTAACGTTTGTATTGCTTGTCGTTGCGGCAATGCTAAAGTCTGAAGACTGATAAACAGCATGTAATTGATAAACGTCAGCAATACCTAATCCAAATGAACCTATTTTGCCATTTGGATGTGTACTTGGATTCACGTTTGCTGTTGCTCGATATACAAGTGTCTTTCTTTTTTCTCTCGCATTTGTTCTATCCATTGAAGCAATAACTTCAGCAGTAAACGTTGCACCTTCTTTAATATCAATAACAACCGTTCCAGGTGAAGAAACATTAACTGATCTTGCGGCACCAGAACCACCAAATGATGACAATGAAATTGGTACGCCAGCAGGAAGAATCTTAGTGAACGTATTTGCAACTGTAGTTGCAGTAGCGGCTTGCGCTAATGTCAAATATGTATTGTTTGAAATAGATTGAATAACACGGGACTGACTGTTGAACTTGATAATGTCGCCAACATTCAAAGATGTTGCAAATGCTGTACCTGAGCCACTTACAACTATAGAACCGTTTGTTGCGGATACTGTTCCAGTCAATGCAGAAGTTTCAACGTTTGCACCAGCATTGTTAATCACAACCATGTAGTATTCATTTTCTTGAGTGCTACTTAGTAAACCTGTACCAACAAAATTCTCTGAAGAATCGGTTGTTGCAATTGTGGCAACGCCTGAACTGAATGTTACAGAGAATGTTTTCTTAAATCTAAAACCAGTCTCAATATCTTGTGCTGTATTTCTAATTGTTTTTACCGCATTATACGGCAATGGGAAAATCATAGAATTGTATGATGTTTCGTTTAATACCGCATTGCCGTTTGGATCTAAAACAATGTCACAGAAGCGTTTTGGTGTTGCAGAATCATAAATTGATCGCACATCAGAAAACACTTTGCCAGATGTTGTCATTGTGACTTCGTACAAATACAAATAGTATCTTGCGGCGGCAGTACCTTGTGTACCACTTGCGTATTCAATTGATCTAACTCTTGCTTCACCGATTTTAGAACCAGTTACAGTAGCAGTAGAATATGTGTTTGCGGTAATAACTGATTGTACAGTATCGTACAAATCAATCTTAGTACCTTCCATTAAGTCCCAAGCGCCAACTAACTCTTTAACTTCAACGTACTGCCCATAGTTCATTTGAGTTTTTGTTTGTTCAACGTATTGAGTTGTCAAACCTTTAACCAAATCAACTGGTGTTCTTGCAATAAGTTGATTTCTGTATCCAGAAACATAACATGTGAATGGATCTACTTCAAGTAATAGTAAACTATTGTTACCACTTTGATCCATTGTATATCTACCACCATTGTCGCCTTGCGATAAGTGTTCACGCACAGTTACGATAGGATCGGTAACTGCATAGTCTCCAGATTCCTCGAAAGTTCTCTGCGCCATCGCATCTTCAAGTTTACTTTCAACGTTAGTTGTCTTACGTTTTTTAGCAATACCGTCTTCAATTTCTAAAATTTTGATGAATTCACTTTCATCTGTTGTCGCATTAAGCGCAATTTTAGTTAATACGGTATCGATCTTAAGTCTATCAGCACCAGGCGCTTGGAAGTTTGGTGTACCCTGTGCATTATCAACAAGTGTAGCATCTTCAAGATAATCGATATAAGATTTGTTTGGTACGATACCAATCTTATATGATGGAGTATTTGTATACTTGTCAAGAATAATTGTTTGACTATCATGTTTAACAAAGTAGTCAGAGATATAAATGATACCATCTGCTAAAGTTAATTTTGATCCTTTTGTATACGTCTGTTCTGTTGCAAGACCAGCATCTACAACATACTGAGTCGCATCTGTCGTTAATGATTGTGCGTATTTTCTAGACGTTACATTTTCCGTAAACAAAGTTTCATTGTTGTCAAATACAGTATTTGCAGTTTTATTACTAACAGCAGTAACATTAAGTGGAATTGTAGTTCCAGTATTTGATACTGTTTGTGCTGTTGTTACTGTCAATGTTCCAGTTACATTCGAAACAAGAATTTTGTTTGCGCCTGAAATTGGATCAATAAATCCAGTTTCAATTGTCGCAGTATTTCCTGTTGAGAATGTAATTGTATTTCCAACTCCAAGATTTGTTGGTGCATTGTTAACTGTTAGAACAATTGAACCATTCTTCTGGTAGTTGATGAAGAACGTTTTTGGATCTTCACCCTCAATGTCGCTAACAAGTCCAGCATATGCTTTAATGCCAGTATTGGCACCGTAAACATATTCACCTTCAAAATCACTTACCGCAACTTCGGTACCATTGTATGTGGAGTTAATCTTTACATAATTTAGATTTAAGTCTAAATTCTGTTCGCATCCATCAACAAGTGCTCCTTGCTTAAAGAAGTATTCAGCAAATCTACGTGTTTGTACTTGCTGAAGAGTTTGCGCTTGAGTTAACTCTCTAGCCTGAACAGCACGTCCAGGAATAAAGAGTACTCTCGAAAACTTCTTGTCTTCATTATAATCGTCATAATATGGACTTACGTTTAAGTCCAACCCACTTGGATTTGTATTTGCCATTTAATTTTACTTAGAATTGAATGATAAGTTTAACGTCTTCGATCTGGTCTGTTGCTCTAGCAATTGGAACTCTATTTTCGACATAGAGAATTTCTCCGCTATATGGCTGTAGACCCTGATTTGATCTAGCACTAATTGTTGCTGATGCGCCTGATGTTCCGCCTGTTACGGATACGTTATTTGCAAAAGGTTGATTTAGTGGCAATGTTGTATATAGATATGGTGAAGTGTACTCAATGACTGTTGCTGTGTTAGAACCGCTTGTTACAGTTTCATCGGCAGAGAATGTACCAGAAACACCACTCAATGTATATCTAAATGTCTGACGATACAATGAAGACAATGCTCTTGTTGATGTTCCATATTCGTATGGATCACGTATCAATGCAACTTGTCTAAATTCATTTGCTGTTGAGAATGTGTTTGCTTCGTTACCATCTAAACGAACGTTAAGCATAACATATTTTCCGCCTAACTCTTCTATCGCATCTGCGCCATGTCCACCTTTTGGATTAATGATTGCTCTTGCAGTAGCGGCACCTGATGCGAATGAAACTGTCGCAGTTGTATAACCAGAACCTGGACTCGTAATCGTAACTGAACTAACTGCATTTGCAGTAAGTGTGCAGTTTGCTGTTGCACCTGTTCCATCGCCAGTAATTGTAACTGCTGGTGCAGTAGCATATCCAGAACCACCTGCTGTAACTAAAACAACATCAATACCACCATCGACTGCGGCCGCTTGAACGTCCCATTGATCTTCACCGCCATCTGACGCTAAAGTTTGAACTGGAATATAATCGTTAGTTAAAAACTTCAATGCTTTAGCAGTTGTAACTGTATACATGTATTTCCAAATGTATCCGTCTGCTGTTGTGAATTTTGAAGTTGACACGCCAGTTGGCTTTGTCGTAGATGCACTGCCACCTCTATTGAAAAGGCACTTGTAAACATTATAATCTTCTGTCAATACATAGAAGTTGTCAGATTCAATTAAATTTGTATCTGTATCGTCATACTGTGTGTAAACTGTGCCAGAAGTCCAATCGTATCTTGGAACTGCATGTGTTAAGTCTGAGCCATTTACACGTTTTGCGGCATATGCTTCTCTCCATGGAGTAAACTCAACGTTTGCAGTTGAATTAACTGGAGTTGGAGGATTATTATCATCCGGAAACGCTTTGCTTCTACCGATTGTCAGATAAACGGTGCTATTTGCCGCTTCATCGAAGCCCTCAACGAATGATTCTGCGTTGTGGATTCTGAATTTGCTTGTTACAATTGATCCCATAAAATTCCCCTAAGTATTTGTTGATTTTGTATTATTTATAATAGTTTTTCGTCAGTTTTTAATCTGTAACGGATTATTTAGATTGTGATTTTGTATGCTTTTACATTTGTGTATGGCAATACTGGATCTCTATCTACGGATAACAATGTGTTTGTCAATACTGTCGCAGTTGTAAAATATTCATTGTTAGCAATAAACACATCTCCAACAGTAAAATCGGATAAAAATACTGTTCCTGTTCCGATAACTTGCGAAATTGTATCGGTAAATCTTTTCGAATACAATGTATTAACAACAATTGAAGAATATGAACTCAATAATTGTGTTGAGTATGTATTGATATTTGATGATGTTACTGTTCCAGCAATTTCAACAAATCTAGTTGTAGTTGAGTCTGCAATGTTATTACTTGCAGTATTTGCTTTTGCTGGAGTTATAATTACATTTAAAGTTCTATCAGTACTATCTAAGAGGTTTGATGCATCGTTAACAGTTTGAATTTTAACTTGCGTTTCTGTTTCGGTTTGTACGATAGAGTCATTAATCAATGAGTAGAAATACCTTGTGTACAAGTCTCTCATCACAATTGCGGCATCGTGTGGACCAGACTCAATTATCAATTCGTACTCTTGTCTCAACTGAGCAATAATAAGTTGAACGTCAACAACACCACCCAAAGTAGAAGATATAATTTCAATTACGTATGATGTAATATCTTGGAACAAGAAATTTGCATTAACATCGATAGAATTCTTAAGAAGAATCTCACCAAAAAATTGTAAACCAGCAGGGTGAATAATTTGTTTTACTGTATCAGCATAACTTAAGAATGCGATACCACTCTTAACAACGTATGAGAAGTCCTGATAGAAATATGAGTCTTGAATATACTTGTAATCAATCTTACCATCATCATTAATCCAGTTACCTTCTTTGATACCTAGACCAGTAATGATTGGAGTTAAGTTTGCGTTTCCATCTCCCACAGCAGACGCAGAAGCATTTGCCGCTGAATAATTAACACCGAAATTTTTAATTTGTAAAGCACGAATTGAGCCGATACCAGCAACGTTATTTGCAGTATCAACAACAATGCTTGCACTCTTACCTTGAATGTTGTTTGCAGTTAAACTAGCATTGCTTCCAGTAGTAGAACTAATAGTAATAGATGGAAGATTAGCGGATGTGTAACCAGTACCGAAATTCGTTAACTCAATGCGTTTGATTGGACCTTTGACACTCCAATCTTCATTTTTGATAATGTCATAGTAACTATCTTCGGACAGCATTTTGTAGCCATCTTCAAATAGAAAATCGTATGATATTGTTTCAGTAACGGATGCAATTTGTCCGGCCGCATTTGCGCCAGCACCACCAGTAAATACTAATGTGTTTCCAACCCCATAGTTAGAACCCGTATTTGCAATTGTAATTAAACTGGCAGACAGTAAACCCAATGATGCAATTGTAGAATCTTGTAGCGTGATCGTTGGTGACTTATAGTATCCACCACCACGATTGATAACAGATACTTGCGAGACTTCACCAGCAGTATATGTGTTATTTCCGCTTGTTATTGTATATGTGTTTGCAAGTCCAGTAACTTTAGCAATTAAACCGGAACCACCAGTACCAGAATTGTTAATTGATGCTGTAGTATTTAATCTGTATCCATGTCCAATAGCATTTACTTTGAGTGCGCTAATTGGAGATTCTTTAATGGATGAAACAACAACTTCTGCTTCCATACCATCGCCAGTAATGGTGATTGCATCTGCTACGCTATATCCTGATCCAGCGTCATTGATAGTGAATCCAGTCACCATTCCATAAATTGTTGTAGTTAAAGTTGCATCTTCAATATCTACAATTGTTTCACCTGCACTAAATGTTCCGCTTACTAGTTTAAGCGTCATTTCGGCAACTTCTCTAGACCCAATAAAGAATTTTTTAATGTCTACTACGTTTGCGAGAACACCAGATGTTTGTCCACGTATTGTTTTTTCTAAAAATTCAAAAATTCTATCAGTAACAACAGCACGAATAACTTCTGTTTTCTCAAAGTTACCATCAGAAACACGTAAAACATCTTCGCCTGGATAATAAAATTCTACGTCTTGATTGTATAGTAATTTAAATAGAAATCGATAAGATTGTTCGTTACTTTTTGATTCGAAAAAGTTTTTAAATTTTAATGCAAGAAGTCTTTTGTTTCCGTAATATTCTTTAGGAATGCTATCGTACAATTCTTCTCTAAGATAGTCTACATATTTGTCTACAGAATGTTCAATCGTTCTGTTTTCTAATAGTTGTCCAGATGCTCTGACAACATTGTCTTTGGTCGAATTGATTACGCCTGTTGCGCCAGATGTTGCGCCAGTGATTGTTTCTCCGAATTCAAATGGCAATTCGGAAGATAATAATATAACTAATTCGCCAGTTAAAACTTCTTTAATTGTTCCTGTTGATCCACTTACTGATCCAGTAATGGTTTCATCACGCCTAAAAGTTCCCGAGCCTGTGACATACGAAATTTTGGTTGTCTGCAACCACTCGTAATATGCTTTTAGAAAAATTAAAAACTTTTCGTTTTCGACAGGAAAACTGTCGCCTAAAAACGAATCAATCTTTAAAGATGGATTGAAAGTTGGATCGTACATTTTTATCTATTTACCAAACTAATTGTTTTATCGTCCAACATTGTTACGTTAACATCGGCATCACGAATTTGAATAATTTGTTTTCTCAATGGAAGAATATCTTTATTTGCAGGTATTGCAGTTAATTTTAGTGTGTTAGTACCATCAGCGAATGCAGTTGGTGCAAATGATGTAAGGATAACTTTACCCGTTGTGTAGTTTAATGAACCTGCATTATTTAACACACCAATTGTTGTGCCTGATGAAACTCTATAAATTCTAATGATTCCATTGTTTTCTTCAATGAAACAGTTTTCATTTCCGTTATATGTGAATGCATTTGAAGTTAATTTATTTCCAGTAGCATATGCTTGTGTAGATGATCTACCATCTGTTGCATTGTCAATTGAATTTGAAAAATCAATTTCATATCTTGTTGCAACATTTAAAGTTACGTCTTGTTCTCTTCGCATTCTAATTGTCAGATCACTATTTAAAATTGATCTGTCCGCAAAGTCAATCAAACGATTAAGTTTTGAAAATCTAAAATACTTTGAGAATGAATTAATTTCTGATGAATTGTAATCAGTCACAACATTTTCAATTAAAGAAGTTAATGAACCTTCAGTAAGAGTTGTTGAGTCTGAGTTATATTTTGCTGTAATATCAACAAGCAAATAAACGTATTCTGGATCAACAATTTCTGTTGTTACAGTTAAAACTTTCTTAGGCTTGATAACTGTATTGATTAGATTATTCTTTTCGGTTGACGTTAGTGCCATACCAACACTAGGTTTTACTGCAATGTAAACTTTACCATATGTTGGTGGATCATTATCTTCGCCACCCCACACCACAACGGAATCAACTGTAGGTTGTTTTAATAGAAGTGTCTTGTAATCTTCTGCTGTAACTACACGATTTTGTGCTTGATACGATTTTGGTGCATTGAATCTAATTGATGAAATTGATTCTCTAACTGAACCACCAGTAGATGAATCTGTTGCACTAAACGCAATTGTAGTTACATTGGTAATCGAATCGTTATACGTTAAATTTAAAACGTCATTTGCATCTGCGCCATTTGTGACAATATATTCAATAACTACAATGTTTCCACTATCAAGTGATACACCAAAGATGCCATCGCCAAATTTAATTTCAAATTGCCCATCTTCTGCTTCTTCTAAGAAATAAACCAATGAAGTTGTTTGAATTTCAACTAAATTGTCTGGTTGAACAAATGTTCTTGATGTGCTATCTGTTGATGAATTTAAAACTGATACTGCAATTGTTGTTGTATCTACGTTTGGATTTGGTATTAAAAATCTTTGTTCTGCATCTGAAGTATTTACTGTATATCTTCTAGTAAGATTTGCGCCTTCTTTTAAACTTACAGTTCCAACATAACTATCAACTGCGTATAATGTAATCGCTTCTTCAGTTAAAAATTTGAATGTCGTATTGTCAACTTTACCATTAAATTCTGTGTATTTTGGAATTGTAATTGAAGATGGTGCACCAGTAACAGTCGCAGTAATTGTGCCGCTAATATAAGATGCACTAGTTGATCTTGGCGTATAGTTTAACGATTTGGCTAAGTTAACAACCGAATTACGTTTTTGTGCTGTCGGTAAGAATGCTTCAGATGCTACCATGTTTAGGTAGAATGAATTGTAGTATGTATTGTACGCAAGCAAGTCCAATAGAACGGACATACCAGATCCATCAAAGTTGTAATCTCTGAATTGATCTTGCGCCCTTAAGTAACTTTTAAAATTAGTTTTGATCGAATCAAAATTAAGTTCATCTACTTTTAAATTATTATCTGAAGCCATTAGGCAGCCCTCTTAACTATTGTTGTTATGTTTGAAACTGTATTTGTATTTTTTATTCTATACTTAATTTGTAAAGAAACTCCATTGTCATCATCAAATGTAGGCTCTACGCTAATAACATCAATTCTAGGTTCAAATTTGCTAAGTGCATCATACACACTATCTTTCATAGTATTCTTAGTAAAAATATCTGCATTAGAGAATAAAAGACTAGAGATTGTGCATCCATATTCTGGATAGAATGGCCTGCTACCTCTAGATGTTCTAATCAAATTTGTTATCGAACGTCTAATGGCTAAATCATCCACAATAGGACGAACATCACCACTCACAGGGTGAGGGGTGAAGTCTAGTGAAAGGTCTTTGTAAAAGTTTAAAGTAGCCATTTTTCTTTTATTTATCCTGTTTATTCGGCAGTCTTAGCGTCTTGAATTTCTTTTCTTCGCTCTTTGGCTGCCTTAGTTAACTCTGCTAATGCTTTTCTTGCTCTTGTCCCTGCGGCTTTGTTTCCTTTGCCGTCAAACTTTTCGTTTTCTGCAATATATGTTTCAAATAATGATGTTAAGTTTTCGTGATTTGTCATGGTAATGATCCTTTATAGTGTTGACATAATGATTGACAAGTGTTATACTGACTGTGTAGTCTTTGATAAACCTCATGAACCAAAGATAACAGAAGCCGCAACGCCTTTAGCAAATCCATCCGAAGGTAGCGTATAAGCAACCTGGATGTCTGCGTCTTGGCGTGCTTGATCTGCGGTAATACCCGATGGCGTCCAAGAACTTCCTCCATCAGTAATTGTTAGAACTGGCGCTTGTGCAGTTAATGATTGAACCGCAGTAGCATTCAATACGCTTCCAGCACCAATATTCAATGTAGAAGCAGACTCAATATTGAGAATACCAGCAATTGTTTTTGCCGTCATATATCCAATTGAAGTCATACTCATATAAGCACCAGCAGTTGATGTAATTGCACCAGCGGCTGTAAATGATATAAGTCCGCCGGCGGTAATAGTTGTTGCTAAACCTGAAACTGAAGTTACTGTTTCTGTTGCATTCAATGATATATTTTGTGCATTCGACTTTATAGATTCAGTTGCAGTCAAATTAATGTTAACTGCATCTAAATTGATATCACCATTTGGTGCTTGAATTGAAATACTATTGTTTGGTGCATAAATTAAAATCTTTCCATCGGAATCAATGTTAACTTTTGCACCAGTTTTGTGCTGAATTAATATGTGTCCGTTCGCTTCAGTTAAAGATTGCGTAACAATCTCAACGATGTTATTGCCAATCTCCCAACAAACTGTATTTGCAGAATTGTTTGCAGTATTGACTCTATCAAAATTACGTGTAGTAATGAGTTCATCACTAAAATACTTTTCTGTTGTATCTGGTACAGTAGGAAAGTATCCTAGAATCGCTGGTTCTTGTGCAGACAATGCATCTAAGAAGAATCCAAAAACCCAATCACCCAACTTTAAACTTGCATATAAGTTTGAAGTATTTGTTGGATGAATTGAAGTCGCCCATGGCAAATCTTCAGTAGGAACTAAGTCTGTGCTTTTTTCTGGATGATATCCAAAACATCTGACTTTGCATCTACCGAGATTGAGTGGGTCTCGAATGTCTTCGACAATTCCAACCCACCAAATAAAACCATCATGTCCTAAAAAATTTCTCATTTAACCTAAATGCTTAAAATATTGTATCTGTCTTTCTTGACTTGCAACCCATTCGTCAGATGGTTTACCCTCGCCTTTGTAATATCGCAAAGGCTTTCCAGTTTTCTTAGAAACTAAAGCCCACTTGCCATCTACTTGTTTTAATACTTCGACAAGTTCAGGACCATAAACTTCTTCTTCCCACTCTTCTTTTGATAGAGTGGTTCCTTTAACGTAATCTTTAAATCGTTTCATAACTTGTCTAACTCTGATGTGTCTACTGCGCCTGGAGGAACATTATCTTTAATCCAAGTGAGCAATTGTTTTTTCACATCAAGTTCTTTCTTAGCAGGCTTTCCTGGTTCCTTAAGTGTCAAATACTTAAAGTCTTTAATGACAGGATTGCCTTTTTTATCTTTGTATGCTTTATTTGTTTTTGGATCAACAATGAAAATTGTATTCTCTGGATTATTTAGAATGACATAAACGCCGCCTTGAACGGATGGTGGCAT